CGTTGATATCTAATTTAGCAACGTGACCCTTCTTCATCAGTTCTTCTGTTCTGATGATTTTATATGAAGGACCGAATAAGCCCTCCAATACCCATTTATGAGTTTGAGTTCCATCAAGAGTGCCTGTAAAACCAAATCTGTATTTCGCATCAGAAAGTTTTCCCATTATAGATATTAAAGACTTAGACTTAAATTGGTGTGCCTCATCTCCAACAACCACATTAAATCTTGAAAAATATTTACGGGGAAGTTTGTAGATGGACTGCCAGGTCGTGATGATAACCTGCGAGTCGGTCTCTCTTTCTTTCCCCGCATATATCTTGTGGCAAAATGAACCTACGTCCCACCCATAGTCTTCAAAGTCTTTATACATCTGTTCTACAAGGGAAGTCGTTGGAACGACTATCAGAGTATTTTGTCCTTTCTCAACGTAGTATCTCACAATCGAGTATATCATCAACGACTTTCCAGAAGCAGTTGGAGATATCAATAGCTTTCTATTATGTCTTAGGGCGTCGTATACTCCCTCTACTTGGTATTCACGGGGGGAATACTTGCAAATAGCATTCATATAATCCTTGACACCTTCCTTTGAGATGAAGTCGTTGACCTCAAATGGAAGACCATAGAATTTGTTATTGGTAAATTCGAAAGTGTAACCGTGGTCGTCACAAAACTTGGTTACCTTATCCAATAACCCGACATATATCTCTCCAGTCTGGGTATTGAATAGACGAATTTTTCCATCCCAGTATTTGTTGCGATACTGAGGCATAAACTTGGCACCAGGCACGTCAAACGTAAACTGGTCTGCTAACTCGTAATAGACATGAGGTTCTGCTTTTACCTGCAAGAAGACCTCATTCTTTTTCGATATAATCAAATGAGACATTATCCATAAGGATCACCTATGGATATTTATCCCCCTACTTTGAAAGTGTATTCCAGCATCAACCTTTCTAGGAAGTCCTTCAAACCTTCCAATCTTTCTTTTTTCTCGGGACACGATACCCAGTTTTGAAGATGAAGACTTATCGATTCGTGAATCTGTCTTACATCATCAATACCCATATCCATTGAGACAAAAGGTAGATTTTCGTCAAAGTCTTTTTCGTAAAGATGCTCGTCTTCCATTAGAATCCTGCTTGAAACCTTTGCCATTCGATGGCATTCTTAATCTGAAATGTGCGATTGGAGACTGTCTTGATAATCTCTTCCAGAAATTTCAATTCAGTATCATAATAGCGAATCTTCATATCGACCCTATTGAGCTTCTCATCGGCATCCATATGCCTCTGTATTGCTTCTTTGTCCCTGACCTTGTAAGGGAATGGCTCTTCTTCGTAAACCTCTGCTGGTGCCTTTCCAGTGTAGTAGTTGTAACGCTCAAGCCTTACTCTATTGTAAGTCTCTCTTGCCTTTTCTTTCAGAAGAGTAATCGTATTGTATAGGGTATAATACTTGGCATGAAGTTGAGGGATTTTTAGTGATTCATCATGTAGATTATCAGGGTCGATTTGAGAGTCACGCTCCCACATCTCCTGAATTTGGTCAAGATTCATAAGCGTGTTCTGCCGTCATCATCAAAGATATTGTAGATAGTATACTTGAAAGTGGCGTCCGCTGTAAAGTATTGTATGTCAGTTGCTGAAGTGTCAAACTCCAGTGAGGACAGAGACACAGGAAACATGTCCTTGAATTTGACCACGCTGTTGACGCGATAGTTACTATTCAGTATACTCAAAGCACCATCACTGAATTGCTCAGTCAGTTGATTAGGAAGACCTTGCTCATCAGTTGTTAGATTCTTGAAGTCACCAGTGGTCTCAGAAAAACCAAGTCCAGTCAACCAGTTATGAATTGCCATATAGTTTTCCATATTCTCATCAACCAGGAATCTGAGATTCAAATCCCCATAAGTCAACTTTTCTCCAGGGACATCAATATCCTTAAGATATGTTGATTGGACAGTAGTTTGTAATGATAACTCAGGTATTCTGGCACTAGTGCAAAAGAAACTAACCTTTGGCTCCTTGGTCAGTGTAAACTGAAAACCAGTGGGCGAAAGAAAGTTTCTATTTGATACCTGATTTCTAAATGGTGAAACTGTCATTATCAGTTTTATTTGTATTTAGATAAAAAAAGGGGGTCCGAAGACCCCCCTGATAGATATGTGAATCGAGAATCACATGAGGTTGAGGACGCGAGCACGCTGATAGTAGCGGTTGTCGCCACCCAGGAGTTTGCCTGAGTCTGCGCCGCCTGCAGCGGATGCGAATGGGTTGGAAACAATACCGTAACGAGTCTTGAATCCAATCTTGGGCTGGAAGGTGTCCTGACCGACGGCACGAACCATCTGGAGGGGGACATATGGGCAGTAGAAGAGACCAGCGTCATAAGGTGAAGAACCCTTATAACCGACAACATAGTACTGACCAGCAGCGCTGTTTGCAGAATATGGGTCGATGTAGACGCGATACTTACCTGCGAGGACACCTGCGAAGGTGTTACCAGTGTCATCAACGTTAAGGTTAGCGTTGAGTGCAGGGGTGTAGTCGAGGACGCCTGCCATGGTCAGAGCGGAAGCAACATCTGCAGAGCAGAGAATCATGTTGCCCTTTCCTCTACGAGTTCTTTGTGCGATGCGGTTGGCATCACGCTCGATTTGGAAAATCAGACCTTTGAACTTCTCAACAGACCAGCGACCGTTGGAATCGACATCGAGGTCGAATACGCCAGGGGTAGCGGTGTTGGTTTGTGCGCCTTGCTCAGCAACCTTATAGATGGTTCTGATGACTTCACGGTTGATTTCAGCGAGGATTTCAGTTGACAGAATGTTTGCCAACTCTGCCTCAGCGTTGAGACCGTGGATTGCCTTCAGGTCTTGAGCGAGCTCGAGTGAGTACTCAGCCTTCAGTGCGCGTGACTTTGCAGTAACGGTGACCTTCTCGATCGAGAATGCCATTTCCTGGAAAGCATTTCCAGCTTCACCCAGACCTTCAGCGGTCGAGGTGTCCATACCCTGACCTACGCTGTAGGTGTTAGGTGCGCCGTTGAGGTCGAGGACGCCAGGATTGTCACCACGCTGGACATCGGTGCCGAAACCAGCAGATGCGCCGTCAGAACCAGAAGTATAAGGAGTGGTGCTGAAGTTGCCGTCGGTGCCGATACCGGAGTGTGCAGTATCTGCTTCGCCAAACAGAGCTTCAGTGCCGCTCTGATTGTCGTAACGGGAGCGCATTGCGAAGATGAGTCCAGTAGGACCATTCATTGGTTGAACGCCAGCCAGGTCATATGCGACCAGGTTAGGCATTGCGCGTCTGATGAGTGAAATCAGAACGGGGTCGAAGTTAGCAATTCCAGCACCAGTTGAGTTGGTTGGTGCTTCGTTAAGGAATTCACGCTCTTCACGGAGCATGACTTCTTGGTTCTCCAGGAGTTGAGCAGTAACGGCTCTACGGTGGGAATCCTTGATAGGATCCATTCCTTCGTAGTCCAGAAGGGGTGCCCACTTCTCCTGCAGATGCTCTAAATTAGGCATTTGCATTTGAATTTTACCTCTTTAAAAAAGTTAGTTTGAACTGTTATGATATAGAAATCACTTTTTAGAAACTCTTCTCAGAGTATCAATGTAGGATTCCATGATTGGTGTTGCTTCAGTAGGAGCAACATTCTCAGTACCTTCAGAGATGGTCTCTGAGTGTTCCTTTTGAGTGCTGTGCTCAGGGAAGTAAGACTTCCTCAGAGTTACCAGCTTCTCACGATAGTCTGACTCACTGTCAAACTCAACATTTTCGGCAAGAGTAGCGAGCTTGTCTTTCTGGGAAAGGGCAAGTCCTTCAGCAACTTCAGCAAAGATTACATCCGATACTGACTCAGCTAATCTCTTATTAAGAGCAACATTTCTTTCGATTTGCTCGTTGAGTTTACCTTCCATTTCATCAAGTTTATCTACCATGCTCTCGATTACATCATATCTATCTTCAGGGATGGTTACATAATGCTCTTCAAAAAGACCCTTCATTCCTTGGAGGAATGATTCGGTCATTTCAGTCTTGAGACCGTGCTCAACTTGGAGAGCGTTCTCCTGGAGCCACTCGTCAGCAACATACTCAAGGTATGCGTCGAGTCTTTCGGTCAGACCTTCTTTAATGTTAACGATTTCTTCTACAAGTGCTTCCTCATAGGTAGCCTTGAGTTGCTCGGTGATTTCACCGACCTTTGCGTTGATAGCAGTTTCGAAAATGGTGCGTGCCTTCTCTTGGAATTCCTCAGAAAGCTCTTCGCCTTGAAGGAGAGCTTCAACATCTTCTTCGATGTTATACTCAACTTCAGGTGCTTCT